CCATGTGTCCAATTGCAGTATTGTTATCAGCCGTTGTCGCTGTATAAAGCGCAGCATACCCAAGCGCAGTGTTGCTATCTCCAGTGGTTATTGCAAGTCCAGCATACCCGCCAAAGGCTGAATTTTCTGTCCCTGTGGTGTTGGCCTTTAATGCCTGATAGCCGACTGCTGTGTTGTTAGGTGCTGTGGTGTTAGCTTTTAAAGAATCAGCACCGACTGAGGTGTTGCTTGCTCCGGTGGTGGTATTTTCTTGCGAGCCATGGCCCACAGCCGTGTTGTCACTGGAAGTTGTAGCCGCATAAAGCGCACCGTACCCAATTCCTGTGTTATCAGCTCCAGTAGTGAGAGTGGTTAAAGAATTGCCCCCGACTGAGGTGTTGTAGCCGCCTGTGGTAACCGCATCACCTGCTAGTCCACCGATGAGTGTGTTGTAGACACCTGTGGTTACAGCATCTCCTGCTGCATAACCAACGGCCACATTATAAGCATCTGCTCCAGCATTTAGAGCATTTAATGCGCCCTTACCTATAGCTACGTTTTTACCATGCGCGTCTTCAGATGCAAGTGCGTTATAACCCACTGCAACATTCTCATCACCCGTAGTCAGCGCAGTACCTGCTTCGTCACCCAAGACCACGTTGTAGTTACCACCGCTTGCAATGCTGTTACCTGCGTTGACACCTACACGGGTGTTAGAGGTTCCTGCTGAAGCCGTGATGATATCTGCGCCATCTGCAAAGGTTACGTCTGCTGCGAAGTTTACAGCACCGTCTACGTCCACGATGTCTAGGTTGGCTGTTCCGTCTACATCCAGATCACCCGTAACTGTTAGATCGTCTTGAACTTTAAGGTCTACAACAGATAAAGAAGCAAAAGCGTCTACCACTGCCGCACCACTACCAGCCCCGTCCAGATAGACGGCCTTAACATCGCCGGGAGGTATGGTTATGTTTGCGCCAGATCCTTGTGAGATAATTATGTTTTGAGAGCCACTTGTCCCGTTTTCAATAAACTGCATTCTGTTGACGGTGTTGGGTGCAATCGTGATCGTGCAAGCAGAATCTAGGGTTCCTGTATATTTTACGAACATAGCCCTGACAGGGTCTGTTGCGCCATCAGCCACAGTTGAAGTATGGGTGTCAGCGTTGGTGGTTATTCCTTCTGTACCATACCCTAAAGCCTCACCGATTAGTTCCAGGTTGGTGTTTGTGGTAGTTCCCCAAGTTCCAGAACCATCTCCTGTCGCCATCTCGTTTAGGCGAAGATCGTTTACATATGTACTAGCCATTTTATGCTACCTCTTTCCAATTCGGTGTTTGGCTGATACTAACAGCCGCCCAATTTTCTGTTTGACTATCGTCGATAGATGCCCAGTTTGCCGTTTGATCTGTGTCCACAAGACCCCAAACGTTTTCTTCGCCAGTCTGTCCAGTACCAACAACACCAATAACAGGCGCGTTTGCATCGGCGGTAGTGGAAACCGTACCAATCGAGGTGGTTCCTGCCACGCCTGTGACATCGATGTAGTTGTTTGTGACCAGCGAGATGCTACCAAGCGCACTTGTTCCAACCACGCCTGTGAGCGTGACATTAGCTTCTGCGACAACGGTAACCGATCCGACCGCTGATGTTCCTGCCACGCCTGTGACATCGACATCGGCTTCTGCATCGACAGTAACCGTACCAATCGCGGATGTCCCTGCAACGCCTGTAACTGTGACAGGAAGGTCGCCTTCACCCCATTCAAGTTGGCCCCAAGTGCCTCTGCCCCATCCATTAATGATTGCCACACGTTATGCCTACGCGATTCGTATGATTGCATTAGACGCATCTGCTGTAGGGAACTGGACCGTAAAGTCACCGGCGGTACTAGTCTTGTCCCCACCGAAATCTAACGCGCAAACCGAAGGGTCGCCGCTGGCAACCTCATTAAAGATTAATGCCCCTCTTGCGGTGATTGTGACATTTGAAAATGTTAAATCGCTAAAATCTACGAGTGCGGTAGTTCCCGAAGCAACAGGAGTTACCGAAGTTAAAAAAGCTCCTTTCGCAGTATAATTCGTACCGCTTGCTTCGTTAGATGAGGTGTAAGCTGTGGTCGATGCGGCTAGAGTTGCGCTACTAGTGTACAAAGCAAGTTTGAATTGGTCATCATCAGCCGTAAAATTATGGACCCCTTTTAAAATCTCTACTTTAAAACTAGTGCATAGTGCAGTTGTAATAGCCATTATAGCCTCCTTAAAATATTAGCAACGTCTGTATGTCCTTGCCTCACAAATTCGCCACAGAGTGTAGTTCTGTCGCTTTTAATTGCTTGGTTAATAGTACCTAAAACCACATGATAAATGCGACTTTTAAATGCTTCAGCTTGTTGTCGAACTATAGGTTCCGCTTCAGAAGACACTGTAACGATCTGATCAGTAGCTCGTTGCGCCAATTCTTCTGGAGACAACCCCCTATGATCTGTTGTTTTTACAACAACATCGCCTACGGTTGATTCAACGGCTGCATTAAACATCACCTACCCTTCGAAATATCGTATCTATACTCATCTTTTGCTCCGTAACCCTCTCCCAAATCTTTTAAAGCAGCTATGGCTTGTCCGAACCTTTGCTCGTATTGAGCAATTTCTTCTGGAGCTTTTAAAAAAGTAGCCGATTCTACTAAAGTTCCGTACAACAAAGCATCGGGGGCATTATCCGACAACCACGTTGTGGCGCTATCCGCTCCCGCTGTTAACGAGGCGGGTCTGTATTTATAATGAAGTTCAAACGTATAACCACTATCCGGGGTAGGCGCTAAAATAAAAGTAGCGTCATCGAACAACCCATAATACTTAGGAGCCCCAGTCGTAGACGAGTTGGGGGTGTATGAACGTATAAACGACACATGTTTAAAAAGAAGGTATTCATATTGGCTACTATTAATAACCGCCAGACTATAAGGCGCTAAAAAGTCAGATGGAGTTTGTAAGTAACTGTTATCCGCATCTGCTGTTCCGGTAACGTTTTTTCTAAAAACAGGAAGTTCAATATTTTTTAGAATTCGCTCTTCCGACTCTTTTATAAAAGTGTCTAATTGAGAATCAAACGTAGTTTCTGACGTTTCGCAGTAGTCTTTGACGGCTGTTTTTAACGTGGCTAGGGTAAAACTCATGCTGTACTCACCGTGACATTTCCTACTTGGCCGGTTGCTCTAACAGCAACAAACGGGTTTATTTCCACTACGGGAACGCCTACAAAAACAAAAAACGGCTCTTTTCGATCTGGTCTGGCATTCCTCAATGCTTGAGGATCTGCCGCCCGTGGCGTGGGGTACAGTTGAGGTTGCTTTGGTTCATATTCATCAAAACCGACCAAAGAACCGGTCCATTCTTTTTGCATCCGGTTTAATTTATACCTAACCCCAGACCGGTCCGATATACCGTAAGCGTTTTTCCCAGTTGCATACGCCACAACTAAGACCTATAACTCGTCAAAGACGGAGTAATGCGAAGAGACGCTCGGTCCCGGTCTTCGTCCATTGCACGTTGCATTTCTTCTTCATAAATTGTTTTTAACGCACCCATTAATTGAGGATTTCTCTTCATAGAAATATAATACGCTAAACCCGCAGTCAAACAGGGGTAAAACCGAAAAGGAACTTCCATCGTATTGGTATACCCGTCAGCGTCCATAATACGCGTCAATCGGTTAAACGTAACAACGTCCGTGTTATTCTCAGGAGCGGGCCATATTTGTAAAATAGGCGTTATTTGCCTATTTAAAAAAAACTGATTAGGACGACCTGTTTGAGATTTATTGGGAATAGTTAAATAACCCGAGCGACTTAGTCGTTGTATTTCAAAGTCTGTGCCGCTTCGGGTAACTACCGCGGACAAAATATCTATTGTACTTTGTACATCTGATAAATCTAAGGCAGCAGACAAAGTGGTAGTGGCTTCGCTAGTTCCGCCTGTAATGGTTTCTCCGTTACTGAAAGTACCCGTGGGGACCGTAATAGCAAAGGAAGTGCTTGAAGGTTTGCTGGTAATACTAGCCGTAGCTCCGCTAGTTCCGCCTGTAATGGTTTCTGCGATTGAAAAACTAGTGGAAGCCCCTACGGTCATAGAAAGGGTGCCGCCTGGATAATCCGTAATTCCATCAGCTAACGACACCGAAGTTTGTTCAATCGTCCACTGGTTTAACCCCCTGTTTGACCAATCGGCAAACAAAAGATTTAAAGAACGCTTTGCCGACTTCAAGTCATAACCGGTGCGTACTTCTAACCCACACCTTTCAAAAGCTTCTTCAATGTATTCAGCCACATCTAGTTCAAAATCTTTAGATCCTGAAGTTGCCATTATTCTTCATACAAATTGTTAAAAGTTACAGAAGGATCTAAATAACTTTGATGTCCTTCCGCTGAATGAGTCCATTGAGACGGCTTAAAATCAGGGGCTCCTTCACCAGTCACCCACAAAGCCGGGCTAGTCGCTCGAACTCTATTGTTAGGTAATGCCACTATATTTCCTTTCCACTTGCCTTCCTCCGTAATGCACAATACATGCGATTGTTTGTGCTGCGCCGAGTCGTCCGCAATGTTTGATTCAGTGTAATCTACCGTAAAAAGATACTTAGACGTATAAAATTCACCATCAATCTTTGAAACCCACGGCGAAGAACTTACGCGATCCAGCACAACTACGGAATGGTTACGAGATTCACAGTCCCACGGTTGAGCCACATGGTCTTCCATAGGTTCCGGGTAATCCTCCATAGGCATGTCACAAACTAAACCCTGGATAGGCATTCTAGCCCACATAGCGCCACCGTGAATGTTGCCTTCATCATTATCCTCGCAATCCGACTCACACCCTGTAAAAACAACCTGAAAACTTAAAGAACGGTCAGGTACTGTGTTTACGGCTATTACCAAACAATGCAAAAACTCCCCATGATACTTTTCATGGTTGTGCGTAAATTCTCGTCTCACCCAACATTTAAAATGTGGAGTGTTGCTAAGTAAATACGCCACTAAGAATCAATAGGCTTCTTCTTTGACATTTTCATTACGGAACCGCCTTTAGACTTTTTCATCAAAGACCCGCCTTTAGACTTTTTCATTACGGAACCGCCTTTAGACTTTTTTTTGCCGCCCCCGTTACCTAAATTTACCCTAGAACCTGACATAAGTACTCCGTTATAAGTTGTTACGCGTGGAACGCTGTCATCGTCAGAAAAGTGGACACGGTGTATTCAATGTAAATACCCGCTGTAAACAACACCCCATCTTCTGGAATAACTACATCCCTTGTCGCATCGGCATCACTAACCGAACTAATCTTCATTAAACTAGTTCCGCTAGGGGACGTAGTCAAAAAATCTACATTTCCAGCAGTTGCCGTACTCGTTAAGAAAGATCCTTTTAACCTAGCCCTACCCGCAAAAATGACATCCGCAGCAGAAGCGTTAACCCCCGCGGAGACATTACCCGCAGGATTACCTACTGCTGAAATACCAGATATTGTTAGAAAATATTTGGACCCAGTAGCTGTGCCAGCATTAGCCCCTGTGATTGATTCAGTTTGAGAATCACCATTAACATCAGTACCTGTGACGGTAAAAGATTTAGCAGAATCATCCCCAGCAGAGAGGATAGTTACTATCCTCCCGTGACTAAGTGTGACAGAACCGCCAGAAGCTAACGCACCACCTATTGTAAGTGCTGCGTTATTACCAACTGACGCTGCTACGGATATTCCATCGGCATCTAAGGCTACTGTGTCTGCGGTTATAGTAACCGCTTTTACATCAGACATACCCATATGGTTCTCCTATCTTAGATAATACCCGTAAGGTTGATTAACGAATAATCAGTAGTTACGTTTACAATCATTACCGTACCAATTACTTGTATAACATCTCCTGCGGCTGGGCCAACAGCACCGGCGGCACCTAGTGGTACTGCGTGATTACCTACAACTAGGGTTCCTGAAGTTAATACTGTAGCTGGACCTGAAACAGAAAACCAACCGTAAGCACTAGCTGCCATGTCAACAACTGTTACACCTAGTGTAGCACCTGTAGTTGTCGCGGCTTGCACAATTTGACCACTACGAGGATCAGGAATTAAAGTTATTCTTGAACTTGTAGTTATTGCTGTTGCCAAATCATCGTAACAAGTAATCACGATTGAAGGGTCAGCTGAGTGGTCATGTGCTGGGTTAGACTCTATTCGAAGCATTTGGCCTTCACCGGCAGCGTCGTTTACATAAAGATACCCACCCGCGTATTGATTAAGCGTTATGTCAGTACCGGCGGTTTCAACAGATATTGCAGTTTCACCAGCAGCCACACCAGCAGTAGGTGTCAGGTCGAAGTGATGAGCTATTGATGCGGCGTGAG